AATAAATTTCAATCAACTGAAGTAATTATTGATAGAGGACACGGAACTGGTTTTTGCATGGGCAATGTTGACAAGTATTCTAATCGCTATGGAAAAAAAGGTACAGCAGAAGATGCTCGAAAAGATTTAATGAAAATTTTGCATTATGCATTAATTCAATTGTACATTCACGATAACGATCTTTAGCCAATTAAGAACGTATAACCTGTACCGCCTGCAACTGCTGTATCTAGTTCTTTTTCTAATTTTTCCATTTCGGCTTGTGCTTCGGCTTTTAATGTATCGCCATTCAGTGTAGTACCACCTCCTGGTCCAGCTATGGTTGCAAATTTGCTACGTGCTTCACCTAACATATATTTGCAGTTAGCTAAAGTATAATCTTTAATCCACTGATATGCTTTGTAATCTTTGAATAGTTCAAAGTCAGGTCTATGATTATAGCAATATGCTAAAATTTCTTCATCGGCTCTAGGACGTTGTAATATAGTTAATTTTTTTGTACTAGTATTCCAATAAAATTCAAGAAAACTACCAAACATACGACCTACTAGTTCTTGTTGTTGTGCAAAGAAATCATAAGTTGCTAGACCACCGATGCCGCTACCTGCTAACAAATATGTATTTGTGTAAGCTAAGTTAAATGGTTCAAACAAACTGCCGCCATCAGCACTAGCACCTAATCTACTACCTACATTGCGTCTAAATAGTTGTCTAACTTCGATAACTTCATTTGGCAATGTATATTCGTTTTGATCTGGATTTAGTGCAATTACCAAATAACTTTCTTCTACACTATTTTCACTTCTTTGTCTAAATTTACTTAAACTTTTTACAAGTGCTGTTTCGTAGTGTATTGGATCAAGTTCAACATCTACCATGCCTCCGCCGAGGAATGCATTTACGTAATCAAAAATTTCTTGTTTTTCAGTAGTCAAGTCTGCCATATTGTTCTCCACTAGTATTTATCGTAACGATAAATATACATATGCCTAGATTAAGTTTATATAGACCGGAAAAATCCAAAGACTTTGACTTTTTAGATAGTATTATCTATGAACAATTCACGGTTGGCGGTACAGATTTAAATATACACAAATATATCGGTCCAAAGAATGTATCAGCAGATGATGCAACTATCGAACAACCTATATACGATGTAATTTCAGAAACAAACATTCAAGACTTGTTATTTCTAGAAAACAGAGATAGAAAATATGACAACGATATTTACACACTCAGAGGTCATTATAATGTTCAAGATACTGATTTTGATTTAAGTCAATTTGGCTTATTTTTACAAAATGATACAATATTTTTGACAATACATATTGCCAGCAGTGTAAAAACTTTAGGCAGAAAAATAATGAGTGGCGATGTTATAGAATTACCACATATGATTGATGAATATGCTTTAAATGACTTCAGTGTTGCGTTAAAAAGATTTTATGTTGTAGAAGATGTTACACGAGCAGCAGAAGGATTTTCACAAACTTGGTATCCGCATTTGTATCGACTAAAATGCAAACAAATAATGGATTCACAAGAATACAAAGATATTTTAGATTTACCTGCAGAAGAAGGTAGTAGTAATACTTTACGTGATGTTTTAAGCACTTACGAAAAAGAAATGCAAATAAACGAAGCTATCATCCAACAAGCAGAAGAAAATGCAAGACTCAGTGGTTATGAAACAACACAATTTTACACATTAAGTGTTACAGAAGATGGAGAAATGGCTATTGTTACCGTTGACCAAGAAACATTAATTTCTGACGAACTTATAACATCTGATCAAGTTTTTGAAAGTCCTAACGGAACAGGATATATTGGTTATTTAGTTGGTGACGGTATTCCACCAAATGGTGCATTGTACGGACAGGGAACAGGCTTTCCATCGCAAGCAGGCGAGGGTGATTATTTTTTACGTATAGATTTATCTCCAAATAGATTATTTAGATATGATGGAAATAGTTGGAGAAAGGTAGAGGATAAAGTGAGAACAACACTAACACCAACAAAAGACAAAGATACTCTAAAAGGTTCGTTTATAAACAATACAAATGTAAATACCATTGCTGGAGAAGAAGTTGTCGAGAGACAATCATTGAGTAAAGCACTTAGAGCAAAGGCTAATAATTAATGCAATATTTTTATGACGGACAAATACGTAGGTATATAACTCAAATTGTAAGAGCATTTAGTAAATTCAGTTACAAAGATGCTGATGGGGATTTACGTGAAGTTCCTGTTATGTATGGTGATATAACTAGACAAGTAGCAAGTATAATTAGAGACAACAGCGAAAACAAACTGCCAAGTGCTCCGCGTATGGGTGTTTATATTACTGGCTTCCAGATGGATAGATCTAGACTAAGTGATAGCAGTTATGTAAGCAAAATTAATCTTAGAGAAAGAGCTTATGATACTGCCACAGGTGAGTATTCAACCGAACAAGCAAAAGGATATACCGTAGAAAGATTGCATCCAACACCATATACATTAAGTGTCAATGTAGATGTTTGGAGTACAAGTACTGATCAAAAACTACAAATACTTGAACAAATTTTTATGTTGTTTAATCCTGACTTAGAATTTCAAACCACAGACAATTATATCGATTGGACAAGTTTAAGCGTATTACAATTAGAAAATATTAACTTTAGTAATAGAACTATTCCTACAGGAACCGAAACTGAAATTGATGTTGCAACACTTGGATTTACTGCGCCTGTTTACATTTCGCCACCTGTCAAAGTTAAAAAACTTGGAATCATTACAGATATTATTACAAGTATTTTTAACCAAGACGCAGGTACAATTAGTTTAGAAGGATTTAATCCTTCAACAGATAACAATGTTGGGGCAGCAAGTGGAGTAACCGTATTACCAGATGGAACTCTAGTAAACGAAGATGGAATTAGATTGAATACAATTGTAGCAACAGGACAAGATGGCAGATTTGATTTGAATAATCCTATCGTTGTAAGTTATAGAAATTTTGACTTAATTGTAGAAGACGAAACAGGTAAAATTGCTAAAAACAGAAGTTTGCGTGTTGGAGATATTAGTTGGCTTAATATTTTAGAAGCAGAATTGCCAGCAAGATACCAACCTGGTATTAGTCAGCTTAGATTAAAACGTGCTGAATTAATAAATGAAATTGTAGGAACATTTACATTAAATGCTGATAATGATAAACTAATTGATATAATATGGGATGTTGACACTTTACCTAGCGACACTATTATAGAAGGTCCGGTTACTACATCAGGAAGTATTAACAAAATTATTAATCCTAAAGTATTCAATCCATCTACAAAAACTGCTGGTTATAGATTACTTACACTAGATCCAATTGGTTTCAAAGTTGAAAGACGCTTTACCGTAGAAACAGCATCAACAAGAATTGATACAGATATAGATTATTATGTTGCTGAATCTGCATCAGGGTCAACTCCTGGACGCAGAGCAGACACGGTAACAAGTTGGCAAGTTGTTATTAATGATATTCCTGTTTCTTCAACGTCACGTAATATTGATGATAAGTTTGTAATAGACTTAGACGAAATGCCATCAGTTGATGACAAAATTGTTTACATCTTAAACTTAAACGAAGATGGAGCAGATGCGTGGAAAAATTTAGACAACTCTGACTTTGTAGCAGATGCGAATGACATTATCGAATGGGACGGATCAAAATGGAATATTGTTTTTGATGCTAGTGAATCTGGAAAAACATATATTACTAATTTAGATAATGGACAACAATATTATTGGAATCAATATTATTGGCAAAGCAGTGTAGATGGATATTATCCAAGAGGAACATGGCGTATACAATTATAAAATAATTATTTTTATGCAGAAAATTATTTGTAGTGGTGCACTATTTTATTCATTAGAAACAAAACGTTTTTTATTTTTACATCGTACTCAGGGTAAAGCAAAAAACCTATGGGGATTAGTTGGCGGTACTAACGAAGGAACCGAAACACCTTGGGAAGGATTGAAACGTGAAATACAAGAAGAAATATCTTTTATACCTAATATTAAAAAAACTATTCCATTAGAAACATTTATTAGTAATGACGAACACTTCCATTTTCACACATATTTGTGTATAGTGCAAGAAGAATTTATGCCTAAGCTAAACGGAGAACACGATGGATATGCTTGGACTTCATTTGATAAGTGGCCAAAGCCATTGCATCACGGATTACAAAATACATTACGTGTTAAAAGAAATAGAACTAAATTATTAGATTTGTTTAAGTTGATTGATATAATTTTATAAACTGGTCGTGTAACCAATGAAAATTGTTAATTTTTTCTAATTCTTCTTTATTGTCTTTGTAAGTTTCGCCAAATTCTCGACCTGCTTTTGCACCAGCAATTGCTGCTCTACCAAACGGTTTATCGTCGCCTCTGGTACACCAAGCATTAAGTCTAAATTCAGTTTCGTCGTCTTCCTGTCTTGCAATTGTTTTACTTGCTAACTTTGCGCATTCTCTAAATCCGCTGCGCCATGCACTATAGGCATCTGTATTAAAGTTTGTAACATTACTCATTGCAGGAATACTTTTAAACTTATCACTGATACTTGTAGTCATGTCAGTTGTAGTCATATCCATTGTACGTGTTAGCCTTGTTGGCAATAATTTAACTCCACCATACCCGTATACCAATCCGTTAACAGGGTTGAAACTACGCCATACATGTACGGTATCCTTACCATCAATATCGTATGCAGGAACATAATAATTAAAATCAAATTCTTCTAATATTTCTGCATCTGCGTCTACAACCCAAAACATTTCAGTGTCAACAAGTTCTGCTGCTCGTTGGTGTGCTTGGTGTATACCTTTGATGTTTTGAACACGTTTAGCACGGGGAAATCTTTGTAAAAGTGTAGCATAGTTTTCGTCAGCATTTGGCTCACCGTTTTGAATAAAAACAATATCATAAGGCACAGGTAAACTTGCAATTTCTTCGTATTCTTTTTTTACAGCATAAAATCTATAATCAATTTCTCTTTGACTTAAATTGATGTGTTTACTTGTAAGTGCAACACCATCATAAAATTCTCCATTTTTCCAAACATGATTAATTTTACGTTCGTACTGATTATGATGACTAATATACAAATCAAAATTAAATTCATCTTTCAAATTTATATTATCATTAATCATATAAAACATATCAGCACTAGTTTCATTTTTTACATTCAAATAATCTTCATAATCATTAATTGTATACACAGGGAAAGGTTTAGGATTACTTGCAATTACTTCCCATTCTTTTTTCTTAATGTAGAACCTATGTTCAATTTCTTTTTCACTAACTAATAAGTTTTTACTATATAAAACAATACCATCATAATTTTCTCCATTTAAAAACACGTGATTCATATTACGATCGTATTGATTATGATAGCTAAAATATAAACTAAAGTCAAAATCTTCAGCAACATTAACATCACTAGGGACACCCCAAAACATTTCAGATTCTGTATGATACAATGCTGTAGTGTAATCTTCGTATGTATCAATTGTAAATTTATCGTAAGGTTTTGGTGTACTTGCAATTACTTCATGTTCTTTTTTATTGGTATAAAATCTATGTCTAATTTCTTTATCATTTACAAATTCTTTTGTGTTCATTAACACAATACCATCGTAACTATCACCGTTTAAAAATACATGGTTAGTACTTCTATCTAAACTATCAAGATTGTTAATATATTCATCCCAAGCAAAATCCGGTGATACTTTTACGTCACTAGGGATAGCCCAAAACATACTTGTACCGCAGCTTTCAATTGCACTTCTATATTGTTCGTAAGTATCGATTGTAAATCTTTCAAAGTCTTTTGGTTTACTTGCTACAACATCATGTTCAATTTTATTAACTAAAAATCTATAGTTAAATTCATTTTCTGTAATGATTGCTTCTTTGCTGAACAAATAAATTCCGTCATATTTGTTACCATTTAGCCAAGCATGATTTTGTTTTTTATCTGCAACATTGTGATATGGAATATAAAAATCAAATTTAAAATTATCATCAATTACAATATCCTTAGGAATTCCCCAAAATAAATCTGTGGTACTATGACGCATCATATGTAGATATGATTGATAGTTGTCCATTTCAAACTTATCGTATTTTCTTGGATTACTTGCTAAAATTCTTATTTCTTTTTTATTAATAAAAAATCTATTGTCTAATTCTTTTTTGCTAGGATTGTAACTTTTTGGACACAGAGCAATTCCATCTAATGTATCAATATCACCATTTCCAAACACATGAACAAAATCTGTGCTCCATTCGTCAGGTGTATAACTAAATTTAAAAGTTTCTCTTACAACGGTGTCATCATAAACAATCCAAAACATATCAGTATAACTTTGTTGTCTAGCAGATTCATAGTCTTCAACAACCTGTATACTCAAACCTCTTTCTTCAAGTTGCTTTAAATTGTCTTTGTTTTTTCCAATGTAAAAGATATCAAACTTGTCAACACCTTTGTATGGATCATAATGTCCACAAATGTGAGGATGTTGAGTTACTTCATATTCTCCTGGTTTTGTAGGAACTAATCTTACTCTGTTCCAGTCTTTAACATCTCTACTTTTTTTATAAACATATGGATAGGCATGAATTGCTACTTGTGCATCAGGCTTTGGTCTAAAAAACCAAGGAAAACTATCATAAATTTTTATGTTTTTATCAACAAGCCAAACATATTCAGTATCAAGATTTCTATCCCAAACTTGTGTTAAATCATTTGGATTATCTGTATATAAAATAGGAAATTTATCAAATATGTGATTTTTTAAATAATCTTGTCCATTGTGAAGATTAGTTTGAAATTTATCAAAAACTGAAAAAGCTGTTGTCATAATGTGTTTGCCTTTATTCCTATATGCGATAATTTTACATCTGCATCAACATATACTTCATAACCGTGATGCATCGCCTGATTACAAAAATATATATCCTCGCCGCTGAAGTTGTCTAATTTTTTATTATATTCGTGATCAAACCAAGGCTTTGGTAAATCTTTGTAAACTTGTGATTTTACAAGCATACAACCCATGCCTACAGCCCAAACTTTATGTAAACCATTGGTTGCATTTAATCTACAATCCATATCGTCAGGGTCTACAAAAGCAACACTTTGATAAGGAGCATACCGTGTGCTGTAATTTGCAGCCACTATGTCTTTGTTGTGGTTTAGTAGTTGTTCTACAACATTTGATGCAAAAGCCATATCACTATCTAACCAAAGCAAATGTGTTGCACCTGTTTCTAATGCTTCTTTGGCTAATCTAGTTCGACTATTGCATATTACACTTCCTGCAACAATATGGACATTAAAATCTATATTGTTTTTTGTAAGTGTGTTTGTAAGATTACACAAACTTACTGCAAATAATGTATGTACCGTGTCTCTTGTTGGAACACAAATTGCTAGTTTCATTACAAGATAGTTGTTGGCATAGATTCTTCTGCTAGTTGCTTTTCAGCTTCAATAGTTTGTTTGTTCCAATTACGTGCAGTACCTGTAGCTACTTTTACTGCTTCTTGAAAATCATCAGCATTTAATGCTGCCATTGCAAGCATATTTTCAGGTTGTACTTTACCAATAGTAAGCAAATCTGCACCTGCTGCGTGACCTAGTTTTTGAATCCAATGATAACGATCGTCGTCGTCTGGAATATCCATGCTATCAATTGCTTTTTTAACTTCAATTTCTAGTTGAGCATCGCTGATTTCTAGTGTTTGTAATTTTGCTAGTTTTCTAGTTTTAGTATATTCTTGTGCTAAATCAATGTTTAACACTTCGTATAAAGATTTCATTGTAACTCCTAAGTTGCTGGGAAATAATAACCACCAAACGAACTACTCATACTTATTGTAGTACCAGCAGAAATTCCGATGTATGTACCTAATACACTTAAAACAAAAGAAGATGTAAAACCACCAGCAACAAAATAATTGTTGATGTTTGTCATACTAATCGTAGATCCAGTTGCTGGTAGTGCCATATTATTTCCTATTTACTCTATAATAACATACTATTTACATTGTGTCAAATAGATAGCCGAAAAATCCGGCTATCTTAATTTTATTTATCCAGTAGTTTTTGTACCATTTCACGTAGTTCTGCAATCTCCGTTGCTTGAGCATCAATCTGTGCTTGTTGCTCTTTGATTGCTTCAACAAGTAGTGGTACAACACGCTCATATTTGATAGTTAGGTATTCTTTATCAAACGGAGCAGGTACAACTACTTCTGGTAATACTTTTTGAACTTCTTGGGCAAGCAAACCAGCTTCTGGTGCTTTATCATCTGCGTAAGTTTTTAAACCTTTTTCATATGCAGTATCATTCCAAGTATAAATTACACCGTTTAGTGCTTTGACTTTTTCTATAGCATTATCAATATTGCCTGTAACATCTTTGAGTCTAGCATCTGACGCATACGCTGTAACTTCGCCTCTAAACTCCCAGTTGTTGCTGTTATACTGGTTTCTACCTGTCCAACTATCTGTGCCGTTATCTCTACGCCATAGTGTGATGTAATCACTACCAGCGCCAGTTGTTGCTGGAGAGTTATCACCGTTGTATTCAATACCACCACCGTATGCACTACTTTGTCCTACATAAACTCTACCAGTACCTTGGCTGTTTCCGTACAACTGAATAGTTGACGCACCGGTGTCGTCTGACAAAATAGTTAGTGTAGTGTTGACTCCTGCATCCATTGTGTCATTTTGATCGCTACGTAAGAACTGACTGCTATCAATACCGTCTAGTGTATTAGCATCGTCTGCACTAATACCAGTAAGTCCACTACCGTCACCACTAAATGCATTAGCAGTTACGTTACCTGTAATATTGATAGCACCGGCACCACTAAGTGTTCCTGAGAAACTATCATCAGCATCACTGCGTAAGAAACTACCTGAACTAATACCATCTAGGTTATCAGCACTTAGTCCGCTACCTGCACCATCGTTACCGCTGTGCCAAACGGTGTAGGCATTTGCGCCATTTCTAAAGATAAGTCCGTTAACACCTCCGTCAAGATCGATAGCAGTACTTCCACCTTCGTTAGCAATATACATTCTATCACCGCCGTCAACATATTGGATGTAACCTCTACGTGTTCCTGCTTGATACCATGTAATATATGGCGATCCATCAGCAGCAGTATCTTGCATACGTAACATTTCATTACCAGCATGATTAAGTGTAAGTAGTCCGGTCATTGTGTCTGCTTGGTCACTACGTAGGAAACTTAAACTATCAATGCCATCAAGTGTAGCAGCATTAACGCTGGTCAATCCACTACCGTTACCAGTAAATGTACTTGTACCAATATTGATGTTACCAAAGCCGCTTGTAATCTCACCTGCATTAAGAGCACCTGTACCAGTTATGTTGCTGTATGTACCACTGATACGTGCGTTAGGCACGGTTCCACTACCTAAATTAGAAGCATTTAGACTGGTTAATCCGGCACCATTACCGTTAAGTGTACCTGCATATAAGTCGCCTGCAACACCTAAACCGCCTGCAATTTTTACTGCACCTGTTGTAGTACTTGTAGAAGCAGTTGTGTCGCTAAATGTTTTTACACCTGCCATTGACTGATTTCCACCAAGTCTACTACCGCTTACGGTACCGCTTGACAAGTTACTTGCATTTAGAGTTGTAAGTCCGCTACCATTACCAGTAAATATGTCAGTACCAATATCAATGCTACCAAATCCATTTGTAATACTACCGCTGTTTAGTGCGCCAGTACCTGTGATATCTCCTTGGTGTTGTGTAATACTGCTTGATTGAATACGTGCATCTGCAACGGTACCACTTGATAAGTTGCTTGCATTTAGCGTTGTTAATCCACTACCATTACCTGAGAAGATACTTGTACCAATGTTGATGTTGCCAAAGCCACTTGTAATACTACCTGCGTTTAGCGCACCAGTACCTGTGATATCCAATTGGTGCTGTGTAACACCACTTGATTGAATACGTGCATCTGGAATTATACCACTTGTTAAGTAACTAGCATCCATATCACCAATAAAATTATCTGCACGTATATCTTTTGCAACGTACAACCCGCCTGTAATTTTTACTGCTGCTGTTCCTGTTGCAAATGTTGCACCTGTTGCATTTGTTGCATCAGTGAATGTTACAAAGTTATTTGCAGCAAGTGTAGTAAATGCACCTGTACTCGGAGTTACGTTACCAATTGGTGTGTTGTTAATTTGGCTAACAAATAGATCACCATCAATGTACATGTCGTTATTGGTTCGTAAATCTAGTCTAACAACCATTTCACCTAGCGCACCAGCAAGATCTGCTGCTGCTTTGGTTTCGCCAACAACTATTTCAGTTGCTGCTTGTGCAAATGCTAACGTTGTTACGTTATCTTTTACAAGATTAAATGTACCTGTTTCGTCAGTATCAATTGTGTTTCCGTTAACGTTCAAATTACCATTAAGTGTTGTAGTAGCATTTCTAACGGTTAAAGTACCTGTTGTAGCACCTAATGTAAATGTTGTTGCTGCATTACCCATGGTAATTGTAGTTGGTGTAGTGTTTGCAATATTAATACTTGCATCACTAAATGTTAAGTCACCACCATCTATGTCTAGATCGCCTGTAACATTTAAGTTATGTCTAATGTTTGTAGTACCTGTTGTAGCACCTATTGTAATTGATGTTGCAGCTCTAGCTAAGTTTAATGTAGTTGCTGTTGTATCAAACAATGCCATAGTTGTGCTTGCAGCATTAATACCTGTTGTAAATGTTGGACTTGTACCAAACACTGCAACACCTGTACCTGTTTCGTCACTTAACACTCCACGTAATTGAGCACTTGTTGTAGACGCAAACTGACTTAACGGATTACCTGTAATTGCAAGTGTACCGCTTGTTGGGAATGTAACACTTGTTGCACCTGTCATAGTAAATGTACTATTAAATGCACCACTTGTTGTTAAATTTCCGCCTAAAGTAATAGTTTTAGTACCATTGTTTATTCCTGTACCACCGTAGGTTGGAGAAATAATTGTACCTTGCCATATACCTGTACTAATTGTACCTAGAGTTTGTAAACTAGAGTTTACTACTGCTGCACCAAGTGTTGTGGCATTTAACACACTTTGATCATTTATAAAGAATGCGTTACCAGATTCTAAGTTTAGATCTTCATTAAGATCCATTCTATCTTGACCGCTGTCATATGTAAATGTTACATTTGCACCATCAATTGTTAATCCAGCACCATTAGCTGCTGCTGCACTTGCAGCACCACTTGCTATAACGATATTCAAGTCATCAACGGTCAATGTTGTACTATTGATTGTTGTTGTATTGCCGTTTACGGTAAGATCGCCTGTAACAACTAAATCATGTCCAATAGTAGTAGTACCACCGCCATCACCACCTGTACCCATGTTAATTGTTGTAGCTGCACCACCTATGTTAAGTGTTGTAGCGTTTGTATTAATCAGATTAAATGTACCTGTTTGATTAGTTGTTATATCACTACCATCTACATTTAAATCTAAATCAATATCAACATTGTTATGGATTGTAGTTGTACCTGTAGCTGCACCAATTTCGACGGTAGTTGCAGCGCCGCCCATATTAATTGTAGTTGCAGTATCGTCTAAAAGAGCAACCGTGGTTTCAGTTGTACTAATAGTGTTGTTAACTTCTACTTCACCAGTGAAGGTTGCTTTACCACTAGTATCAATTCTCAAACGTTCTGTTGATGTTTGAGGATTATTGCTTGTAGTAGAAACTTCACCTGTTTTAAAGATAATATCTGCGCCTGTTGAATTACCTGTACCGATACCTGCTTCAATTGTCATAGATCCGCCAGCAACATCAGTACCAATACCATCACTACCTTCTAGTGATGCATTTGTTGGACTTGTACTTGCTTCAGCAGCACCAATAATAACTTTTGGTGTTTTAATAACCATGTTAGCATCAATAGTAGCTGTACCTTGTACAACATCATTAGGATCAGCTGTCACATTAGATGTTGTTCTAATTGTAAATGATGTAGCAATACTTGTTGCACCAATTACAGGCCAGCTACCGTCTAAATTAGTTACCGTTGTGCCGTTTAAGTTGATAGTATCACCATCACGTACACCAATTGTAAACGGTGTATAAGTAAAGGTTAGTGTAGTACCACTAAAGATAGTTCCTGTTGTATTTGCACTCAAGTAAATGTAATCATCTGTAACACCACTAACCGTTGTATTTGCAGGAATACTACCACTGCCAGTAACAAGCATACCAACAAGTATTGAGCTTGTGTCTGCCATTGGAACTTCAGTTTCACCGTTGGCTACTGGATCATTTGTGTTAGCAGTTAAACTTCCTAAATTAACAACAACACTTTGAGAAATAGTAGCTTCGTACCCATCAATAAATGGTAACAAGTTTCTAGTTACATCAACACTACCAATTTTAATATTTGTTGCTGCGCCGCCAATATCTAAACTTGTTACATTTTCATTATATAAGCTACCTGTACCTGTACTAGTTGAGCTTAGTTTTGCAGATCCAACGTCCAAACCTTCTGACAAGTCAAGTGCTGTACCCCATTCTGGTGTAGTACCATTTGACTTTAAGAAGTTATTTGCTCTACCTATATTTAGAGTATTTAATGAACCTGAAGATTGTGCATAAAGTATATCACCTATAGCATATGTACCGATAGCAGTACCACCTCTTGTAACTGGTACAAGGCTAGTTAAGTTAGCAGGGTTTAAGAAATAACTACTATCAAGTCCGTCAAGTGTACCAGCATCTACTACACCGTCTTTGATAAACACTTGTCCGCTACCATCACTTGCAACATCAAATTGTGTTTGTAAGAATCTTGCTGTACCTAGTTTTGAGAATGTTGCAAGTGCATCAAAATCAACGTTTGCAATACCAATGTTTACAGGATCACCATAGAATTCTGCACCTATACTTGAGCCTGTAAGTGTAATTGGATTGTCTGTTGTTGTTGCTTTTTTCAGTGTTTGCACAACAACCTTGTATCCACTATCACCAAATAATGCTGTATCGCTGTTTGGTGTACCACTTGCACCTAAGCGTGATGGAGAAATAGTACCTGAAATAATATTTTCTGCATCAATGTTTGTGACAGCAAGTGTACTCCAGTTATCTTTTGTTTTACTCGATGTGTTTACAACTGCCTGTACACTAACGTTGTTTGCAATAATATCTGCACTACCTACACCTACATCGTCGATATCTTTAGCGTTTGTTACTAGGTCATTAATACTGCTCAATGCATCACTTCTAAGTTCGTGCAAAGTAAATGAATTAGTTGTTACAGATCCTACAAAGAATCTACTACCACTAGTAATTGCGTCTCCTGTGATATCAGGAAGAACATTTGCACTAGAACCGTCGTCTAAACTTTCAATTCTGATAGCATCGCCTGTTGTTAATCCATGTCCTTCAACTAAAATACTATTATCAACAACATTAACTACATATCTAGTCAAATTATGGTTGTTGTTTGCAGGTGTACTAGTAAATTCAACTTTGTTTAAAAGAGAAAATCCTTCGTATAATTCTATATTATTTGCGTCGATACTTTTTGCATAATATACATTTCCATTCAACAACCCACCAATTGCAACATTGCCTAATGTATCATATTTTAAAGGATCACCGCTTGTAAATCCATGATTTGGAATATTAATTCTGTAATCAATATAGTCAACAGCACCGCCGCCGCCTGTAGTACCTGCTAAGAAATTAAATCCTCTTGTATCATCTAGGTTAATAGTTTTCTTTGTGTCAACACTATCATTATCTTCAACAAAGTCAATACTTGATGCACTAGCAACAAATAATTCACCTCCTAAAATATCAACATATGCACGTTTTTCTACACTTACAACTTCACATTCGAAGCTAGAGCCTGCGCCTCCTAAATTAGAATTATTTGCACTTAATAAATCTCCTACTGCATATCCACTACCACCAGTTGCAATATCAACATCTGTAACAGCTCCTGCTGTAACCGTAATATCAGCTGTAGCACCAGTTCCTACGCCTGTGTTTGCAGTCAAAGGAACATCTTTGTACACTAGAGTACCTCCAGATGGTAGATAACCACTACCAGCTGTGATGCTTGTATTATCAATATTAGTTAATACGCCAAATCTAGATTCTGTAACAGCACCTTGAGCATTTCCATCAGCAGATGTAACAATTGTGTAAACCTTTCCATCTGTAACTGCAAAACTACTAACATCTATACCTGTATTTGCAATTGTAAATGAAGTACTAGTAGGAACGGTTAAAACTTCTCCGTTTTGTATGAATGTTTCGTCGTCGCTAGTATAAACTCTAGCCACGTTTCCAATTTTAAATCCATGAGCAGTGCTAGTTGTTACGGTAACAACATTACTAGTTCTTGCCAAGTTACTGATAGTAACTCCTGTAGTAAAGTTATATGTGTCGTCTACATCTAATACTAGATACTGACTTGAATTACTACTACGTAAGAAGAAATTGTCAATAATTTCACTACTAACGCCTTTTGAACTTATATTTACACCGCTGTCTACGCCATTCACAAATAAGTTTCCTGCGCTTACTTCCCATGGATCGCCTGTACTATCTTCGTTG